TCAAACACTTCCTGAAGGACGAGACAAAGGCACTTGTGCCTTGACAAAGAAACAGCAAGAGGAACAGCACAACACTGTTAAAAACGCTGTTATGCGTAAAAACAATCGTGGTGGCACTTCTTTCTTTACTGTATCTGCCGGAACAAAATTGAATGCTCTTGAAGTCGGCAATACCGACATTTTTGATGAGAAATATGAGGCAAATCTTGGTGACAAGATTGCTCTTGATTTGGGCTTTGCTGCATCCGCATTGAATGGCGTTGGCTCTGGCTCTTATTCTTCACAGGAGCAGAACCTTGAACTGGTAACAGCACAGTTGTTCCAGTGGGTTGAGCAGATTATCACTGAAATCAATAAGTGCATTTCTGCAAACATCATTGATGATAGTAAGAATTGGGTTGAGTGCAGATACTTACCCATTACTTATGTTAATAAAGCAAAAATGGTCGGATATGCAAAAGACCTTTACTTACAAGGTAAGGGTAGTTTATCTCTTTGGGCGAGTGCCTGTGGTATTTCTCCTGATGTATTCTTTGCATTGCTTGACCAAGAACTTGCCGAGGACATTGAAAACAAGTACCCGGTACATAAGACTTCATTTACTATCTCTGCAAAGGACAACGAGGGTGGTAGACCCGTAACCGAAAATCCGACAGATAGAACTATGCAATCAAGGGCGAATAATGGCAACGCAATGCCGTCCCCCTCTGATAACAAATAACTTAACCCACTCCATTTAAAATTGGAGTTTTTTAATATAAAAAAAGCAACCATATAAGGTTGCGTTTCGGAAAAGCAACCCATAGAGGTTGCTATTTTAATTTAATAAAAGGAGCGTTTTATTTGCTCTTTTTATATATATGATGCACGGAAAGGTGGTGAGAATGGATGAAAACATTTGAGATTTTTAGTGAATCGAAGAAAAAGGGTCAAAACGGTAGGCGTAAATTTAAGGCTATTCTGTATCAAATTTTCCCCGATAGTTGCGTTGACGAGGAAAAAGAGGTTGGTACTCAATATAACAAGAACGGTATTACTTGGTTAAGAGAATACTGTGAGAAAGCATTACCGAGCATCAAGGGTATGAGTTTGAAATGCGAATTCCTTGATGAAGAAAGAACCGAATTATGCGGTCACGGAATGACCGATATTGAAGATGGCATTGCTATTTTTGAAAATGCGGTTGTTATTGGTACTTTTAGTGAGGGTTATATCGACGAGGTAGAACTTCCTAATGGTGAGACAATTACAGCCTGTATCGGCGTTGGAGAAATTGATAGCAGTTGCTATAACAATTTGTGCAAGAAGTTAGATGAGGACATCGCAAATGGGATTTATCCAAGTGGTAGCGTAGAGATTATGCGAACCGAGGACAACGATGGCATCGTCTATAAGTATGGCTACAAGGATTACGGAAGAATCCCAACTGAATTCATACATTCGGGCTACGCTATTCTTGGTGTAACGCCATCTGACCAAAATGCAAAATTAGTTGAACTAAATGAAACCCAAAAGGAGGACATAGATACAATGAATGATGCTGAAATCAAGGCTCTCGTTGAACAGACTGTTACTTCTATGATGAACCATACTGCTGAAATTAACCAGTGCAAAGATGATTGTGAGAAGCAGATTGCCGAACTCAATGCTACTCTTGAAACTGTGACAGCAGAGAAGAATGAGGCTATTGCTAATTCTGAAAAGATTCAGGCTGCTCTCGACGAATGTAGAAAAGAACTCGAAGAAACCTACAAGAAGATTGATGGTTTGTACGAGGAAATGAACGCTTTGCGTGATGAATTAGGCAAGGCAAAAGCCAAGGAGCGTGTTGGCGAGTTGAATGCCGCTATCGCTGACTTTACTGATGCTGAAAGAGAGTACGCAAAGGCTGAAATCGAAGCATTTAACGCTGACCCTATTACTTCTGAAATCAATTCCGTTGTGAATAAGATTTGGGAAGGCATCGGCAAGAAAGCAAAGGAAGATGCTGTTGTGGCAGAACAGAATGCCGCTAAAAACCAGACATCTATCGAAGATATTTTTAGTGCCGTGGAAACCAAACCTGCGGTTGATACAGACACTAACATTTTCTAATTAAAAAAATGTAGAAAGGAAGATATACTACTATGATTAAAGTTGAAACTATCGGTATGCTTGATGTTGCAAAGGTTAATCCTGTTATCACATCTGAAAGCGATGTTACCAATAATCAGTTTATCACACACGAGGATAACGTGTATTTAGTTGCCAACACTTTGGTTGGCGATGACTCTTATCGTGAGGACGTTGTAATCAAGGCTGGCGAATATCTCAACGGCTATCTTGTTAAGGCTTGGGATGGTCAGAAACTTGTTATCGACGGCAAGCACGTAACTGGCGAATACGCTACTTACTCTGTCAAGGACACCGTTTTGGTGGTTGGCGAGGACGGCAAGTTGGCTGTTGGCGAAGCACCTGCTTCTGGCGTGTACTTCGTTGTTACTGACAAATGCACTCTTACTGAAAAGGCTATTAAGGCAAGAGTTTGCGTAGCCTAATCAAATTTTGTAGAAAGGACGAATGAATATTATGAATATGACATACGAACTTAACAATCTTCGCAAGGATGCGGATTTGTTTGACGGTAAGTTCACAAAGACTTCTCCCGTTGTAGAAGTGTTCTCTGCAATGGTTAATGGTCAGGAACTTTCTAAATTCGGTGCAAAGGCTGATGCCGCTGTTACTTACATTAAAGACCTTGGCAGCCGTGCCGAAAATGGCGACTTTACTGCTGTTGCCGAATTGAACACTTTAAGACGTTTCGTTATTGAAACTCCTGTTATGGAAGAAATCAAGTTGCTCGGCATCTTTGGTTCTTACAAGAATGTTGGCTACGATGAGACTATCGAGCGTGAAGTTTACAAGCACGTTGGTGAGCGTTCTCGCACACAGGCTGCCGGCGGCGACGTTGTGTTCCCACAGACTGTTAAGGAGACCTACCCTGTTGGCACATTCACCGTTTCTGGTGGTTATGCTGTTGACTACCGTAGAGTTGCCCTTGGCGATATGAGCAAGGAAAATGAGGGTCTTGCACTTGTTAAGACTGACATCCGTAACCGTGCTATTCTCGCCATCGTGAAAAAGGTTTACGATGCTATCAATAACGCTACTGGCGTTAAGTACACTATTGAGGCTGCTGGTTTGACCAAGCAGGGTGTTGATGCTGTTATCAACAATGTTCGTAGAAACGGTAGACCTACTATCGTTGGTGACTACGCTTTGATTTCACAGTTCACTCCTTGGGCTGGTTATGTTGGCACTGTTGGTGCAAGCACAATTACCGGCATCTCTGAAAAGGCTATGAATGAGATTGCACAGGATGGCATCTTGTCTGCGTATAATGGTGCTATTCTGAAGGAAATGCCTAACCCTTACAATGAGTATGAGATGAACGATGCTGGCAACAACTTCGAGACTCTGCTTCCTATCGGTCTTGGCTTTGTTATTCCTGCTGGCGTGAAGTCTCCTATTGCTACTTACACTCGTGGCGGTCTTACCTCTTTCACTGGTAACAATGTTAAGACTGGTAAGATTGAAACTCGCTTCGACCTTGAAGTTGGCTGCGACGTTGCAAAGGGTCAGGAACACAGAATTGGTACTATTTACGATACCAATTTGGGTGGCTTGGACTAATCTCCAAAACTAAATAAATAATTAAGGCGTGGCATTCCATTCGGAGTGCCACCCTTTTTAATTTATGCCAAATATTGAATAACGCAGGAGAAATCAAATGGAAAACAACAATGTAAATTTTTATTGCTATTCTTTGCGCTTATTTCATTTTTTATCCGCTTTTGGTGAGCGATGCTATATCTCAAAAATCAATTCTTCAAGCAAGAATAGATATTGGGTATTCCGCAAGTCCGAGCGTTTAGACGAAATAATTAAACTCTATAATGAGATTAAACATAAAATTAGTTGAAACCAAACTTAATGATAATTGAAACGAGGTATTGAAATATGGCAGAAGAAAGAAACACACAGACTACTACTGTGAATGACACTCAAAATCAGGATGTAACTGTTATTGAGGAAAATTTAAACCTTGATGCGAAAGTGACTGTTAAGAATCTTGCTGGTTGGGATGTAACTTTTTCAAGATTGCACGATGGCTTTGGTGATATTATTATTGTTGCCAATGGTCAGCAGAGATTGTCACGTAACGAAGTGATTGCACAGGTCAACAATAGTAACAAACTTTTCACCGGTACTGACACCGCTGGAAGCCACGCAACGGTTTATATTGATGACGTTGCAACCCGTAGGTTACTTGGATTTGAGGAAGAAGGTAAGCCACAGAAGGTGTTTACCGAGCAGTTGGTGAAAGACTTGTTTAATATGAGTCAGTCAAAGTATGAAGCCGCACTTCCCAAATATATTCGCACAAGAGCAGAGAAATATGCCTTAATCGAAACAATCAAGAAACTTCGATTGAACGATTACGCCAAAATGGTGTTTGCTTCTGAATATACAGGCTACAAATTATAATTTTTGAAAACCAAGAAAGAAGGTGCTTATGATGAATACAACAGCACAAGAGGTTTTTGATAGTTTTGAATCATCTTTTGAAGATAAAGTTGTACTTCCAGAAGCCCTTGAATTACTTTGGCTGAA